TTCTATGGCGTAAAATTTGTCGTGCAATGTCTCTAGTAGTTTCGATTTCCAAACACATACTGACCATTTCGAGAGGCGACCAGTGCTGATGTTTGATTAAGTAGCCAATTAGTTTTTCACTGGTTTCTGTGTTAAATTGATTAGCAGGATTACTTACTCTGGCACAATACGCTACAAGATCTTGTGCATCATTGATTTTTAGTTTCTGAAATTCAGCAGTTGGCTGACTATGACTTACCAGTTGTATTTTCACAATTTTCTTTTCTTTAAAAATTTACCTGTGATCTTTAATATATCACGTTTTACTTTTTCGGTATCTAGTTTGAAATCAATATTACTAATAGCATCGTCGTATGCAGTGAAAAATTCTTGAAGTTCTGCTTCTACTTTCGAAGAATCATTGCCCCTAAGTTTTGATCTCACAGAGATACTCCAGGATCTGCCGTCTTTAAAACTAATGAGTATTGAATCCAAATATTTTATTGGAATAACTTTTAAATTAATTTCTCCAAAAACTTCAGGCCAATGATCTATTACTTCTTTAGGCAAAGTTTTTTTTAAAATCACTTTTCTTTTGGATCCAATTCTAAAGCCATTTTTCTAAGTTTAGCTGCTTCTTTGTATAATCTATCAGCCTCACTTCTATATTTGGCTGCACGATCAACAGAAGTCATGTGTTCTTCATCTTTAGGAGGAGTAATGTCTTTTACTTCTACTATTTCTTTGATCTCAGTTTGTGAGTTTTCAGATTTAACATGAAGATCATCTATAGCAATACCACGTTGTTCGGCAATTAACGCATTGAGTTCGTCAAGATTAATGCTTTCACTCAGTGTAGGTGTCATTGAGATATCGCTAGTAGGAACACGAACCATACGGCCTTGTGTATGTAGTGCTGCCAACATTGTCGAACCATCAGGAAAATTAGTTCTGCTCAATACATCAGCCAGTTCATAACTATCCTGTGCTGAACTAGATTCTACCAGTTGAATCAGTGCATCGTGATAACTATCTGGTAAATTTTCAGTAGGAATAATAACGGCGTGATATGCATCGCCTGGCAGTGTTCGATAGGCCACAAGACATTTTTTGCCTGTGGCTTTGACTCTGCCTACATGTTTAAGTTCAACCATTTGCTGGTCCTTTCTGTGCGGAATTTAAAAAATTCACTAGTTTGTTGTACGTTTGTCCTACCAAGACCATTTCACTAGGCTTAAAGGCACCGCGTGTACTGGCAACATCAATGATCATTTTCATAGCATTGAGATCGCTGATATTTAAATCGTTGTCAGCCGGTGGTGCAGTACCTTCTGGAGGGATTGGTTGTTGTGTTGGTTCTTGTGTTGTGTTTTCAGTCATATGACATCTCCTTTACTTTAATTATCTATGTACTAAATGCGGACAGGCAAGTTTGAAGAAACTTAATTCTTTTTCAACTTCAAATCCAATTTTATGGATATATTCAATGGTATTGTTATGTAGTACAAGCCCATCGCCTGTAAAATATCTTCCTTTAAGATGTCGATAAATCCAGTCATCTATTTTTTTTAAATTAGTAGTTGAAACTTCGTCTGTGTAAAAAAAATGGTGTGCTGGAAATTGGACACGTCTAATATCAAAAATATTTAACGGATTTACTTTGAGTTTATTCATTTGATACCAATAATCATATGTCTATTATAAGACACATTTTTAAATTGAAAATTCATTGTTCCAGAAAATTTTAAATCAGTTAATGGATAAGTTTTGATAAAATCATTCAATGATTTTGGTCTTGATACATGATCTGATATTTTAAGATCATTGCCTTGTAGTAATACTAAAGTTCCCTTGGGAATTAAACTATACCATAATTTAGATTTAAAATGTTCACTGCTGGTATTTACAACACAATTAATTTTATCGGTATCGTAAGTGTATTCTAATTTATTAGCATCAGACGGATAAGCACGAAATTTCCAATCTTTGATTTCCCATGCATTGTTGATTTTATTGGCATTGTAAGACGCTATGGGATCTAGGTCTACACTTCTGCAATACTCAATATCAATGTTTTTTCTAACAGATAGAATAAAATGCAAAAGAGAATACCAGCCACCGAGAACATACATTCTTAGCGGACTAATATTGAGATCGTTAACAATCGATTCCAATTGCTCAGCGGCCCAAATTTTACTTTCAATTTGACCCGCCGAGAACGCATCCGCATCAATCTTCAGTAATTGCGTCATAGTATGCTACAGTGCCAAATGGCGGAACAATTGACTCATTGCCGTGGATGACAAATACAGTATCGCAGTAGTTTTCATCACCCCATGAACCATACGGATATCCGTCAGTGAACATGATAAACTTTTTAGGATTAATATCATGTTCCTTCATGTAGTCCCAGTTAACATCGAATTCTGTTCCACCACCACCTTGGATATCATAATCTAAAAGATCACTACCCCCGTGAGCATCAAAGTCTTGTTCATTGTACACACGAGTATCAAATGTCCACAATTTAATTTTGTAATCTTTAAATTCTTCCATGATGTTTTTAATCTCGCCGAGAAAGTCCTGTGCCATTTCGTTTGAAATAGAGCCACTCATATCAAGACTGACTGCAATGTCAATTGTTTCGAGATAATTCATGCCTGGCAGTATTGCACCAATGTGCCATCCCTTACGACTGGGACGAGCAAATGTATAGTCATTACGGATAGTGCTTTGAATTTGCTGCCGAATAATTTGCCGCCAATTCATTTTAGACTCGGTCATGTCTTTGATCATTCGAGACACAGATGACGGAATATTACCAGCACCTGCCGCACTCGCTGCCTGCATCACTGCATCTTTTACTTCATCTCGAATTTTTCGTAATTCTTCTTTGCTGTGTTGGGGTCGGTTAGTGCCGTCACTGTCTTTCTCCCAATCAATGTGTTCGTCTAACAATTGACCCAATGCGGCAAGACTTTTCTCATCTTCTTCATCGTAAATTTCGTCGTATACTTGTTCACAACTTTTACCGTAATGTTTAGGATCGTGGAAAATTTTAATTTTAGGTGGAACTTCCCCAATTTTATCACGCACTAATTGTCCATTGACACAGTAGTCGGCAGCGGCATTCCAGATGCTTCGATTGCGACCTTCTACACGCATCATGTGATCAAAAACATTGTGTAAAATTTCATGTGCAATGACAAATTCTACTTGTTTTGGAGTAAGATCTTGGAAAAATTCTCGACTGTAAAATAATGATCTACCGTCAGTTGCGGCAGTGTTACACCATTCGCTACCATCTACAATTCGCAAACGAGTAGCCATGTTACCAAAGAATGGATGACGTAGCAGTAGACCAATTCGAGCCACAACAATTTTATCGACAATGGGATCTAATTCAGACATAATTGTTCCTTTGTATAATGTATATATTATAACAGGACCCTAAGGTCCTGTCAATTGATTTTGAATTAGATCAGCGGCGTTCGGTTGCTTGACTAATGTACTTACCATATTTGGCATGGAAGGCATCAAAGCAGGTAATCTCGTCCGGATCCAACGGCAGTTGATATTGAGTTAATGCAAGTTTAGTACCCATAACAACCAACTCGGTTTCAAAGTTATTCATCATGAATTCAAAGAAACAATTGACTTGATTGTTCCAATCTTTGGCATTTTTGTCGGCAGCGTCTTTGAGTTCATAACACAATGACACAGTTAATGAATACATAGCGGAGATTTCTTTAGTGTCCATTTTCTTAACCTTACCTTTAAGAATGTCACTTGGATTGGGCAGTTTGCCTGAAACCTTGCGGTGTGCCATAAACTTGATTGCCAAGCCTTCTCCAACACCCCCAGAAATTAAATCTGCCAAAGTGTTTTCGTCACCATCGTCGTCTGCCAACAAATCGGATACAAATGTCCAACTACGAGGTGTAGCAAATGACCTGCTGTTACTTTTAGGATCAAAGTCATACAGATCTTTTTTGGAGAATTGCAAAAATCCTGCAACATCCTTGTGAATACGATTGGCAGTAGCCCAGTCAAACCAATCGTCAAAATCCACTTTCATTTCCAAGTGAATAAAGCGGTTAGCCAACGGAGCAGGCATACGATAAGTAACACCCTTGTCTGCCTCACGATTACCAGCCGCCACAATCAGCACGTTATCTGGCAATTTGTAAGTACCAACTCGGCGATTCAACACCAATTGATAAGCCGCAGCCTGTACAGCAGGAGCAGCCGAATTCATTTCGTCCATGAAAAGAATTACATTTTTATACTGGCTTGCCATCTGTTCATCTGGCAGTTCTGATGGAGGAGCCCATACCATTTTGTTGATAGTTGAATCAAAGTAAGGAATGCCTTTAATGTCTGTAGGATCCCATAGACTCAGTCGAATATCAATCACGTGAGCATCAATTGTTTTGCCAATTTGATGAACAATTTCACTTTTGCCAATACCAGGAGGGCCCCACAAGAATAGAGGACGATTATGTTTAAATGCTTTTTGGACGGCACGTTTAGCGGCCTTGGGTCCTACTGTACGGGTGGATATTTCTGACATACTAGCTCCTTGTAAAAAACTGTTTAAGTGCTTATTGTATAACAAAACACGGAGCCCGTCAACTTATTTTGGCTAAGTCTCTTCAGATTTTTTTTGTTTGTTTATGGCTTTGATTAACCCATATTTTCGGATATCGTCGGAAAACATGTAAAGTTCAAAAGATTTTTTTTCCGAAAAAACGGTTAGACTTGCATAATCTAAAAAATATGGACAATCCAAAAATTTGTCCAAAAATATTATAATTTGGGGACTTAACTCAATCTGATCTGTAAATGGAACTTCGTAGGATGCTAGTTCTAATATATCGGTTAAAAACTCAAATCCCTTGTCTGTTAGGCGTAGTCCGCCTTCTTTTTTGGTTCTAGTGTTGAACCACCATGTGTGTTTGTACAAGCGAATATTTGCAGGGTCAACACTTTTGCCCCACTCTTTTAAGAACATTTTGGTATAAAGTTCTTGAGTAATCATTTAAGTGTGGTGCCGCTGGTCAGCACCGCTACAGTAAAATCTTGACATTGAAATTGACTGTTCAATTTTTTAGCAAGATTAACAGCATGTCCGGGATTGCTGAAACTTACTTTTTTATATTTTGGGCCAGGATAGTTTACTAAACTGTTAAAACTTTTTAAGTTAAATGGTTTTTCTTTATAAAACACCGCCCAAATAGCATCAGCATCGAGTATTTGCTCGCACTTGTAATTTTTCTTGTTGACATATTCTAATAATATACGTGGCTTTGGTCTGCTCATAAGTTCTCCATAAACTACGTATATATTTATCTACTGCTGATTAGAAAACCCACCCCCGTCTAATTGTACAGTAACAGTGTCACCTGTGCTTTTTTGTAGATTTTTTAACAACAATTCGTAGTCTTGATTGACTTTGCTAAGAATTTCTCCCAACGCATAAGACAACAATTTTGCATTCTTTATGTCTATTCTAATCTCTTTTTGTTGGCTGATATCCGCTGCTTTTATCTGTTGTATTAGAGACGTTATAGGATAGGTATTAATCGGGTTTGACATTGCTCAACACCTGTTTTAATTCTAGTTCTGTTCGATATGGTCCTTTGTAAGGATATCTTTCTACAGTAATTAATTTAGGACAAAAACTTTTGACCCATCCTTTGTTAAACTGAATGGCATAATATCCTGCACAATATAAACTTTTGCTTTGAGAACTTTTGGTATACAGCGGCAATTTTCTCTGAACATCGTACATGGCATTATATGGCTTAGACGCTGAGGGAAATGTATGTACGTCATTGTCCTGCGCACTAGGCGGCCCGCTTTTAATTTTAGATTGAAAAAAATCTTTGCCAAATCTTCTTATTAGATCATCTTTTTTATTAAATGTGGCTTCGCCTGTTTTAGAACTCAACATAAATTTGTTGTTTTCTTTTTTGTGCAAGGTAGCCACTTTTTCACCATCTTCTTCAACTATCCAAAATTTACCATCTACAATGGGTTTTGCTGTTATATTCATTTATTTTTTATTTCCTTAGTTACACGGTAGTATTCATACTGATGGGTTGTCTGATACATATTTTGCTTGAAAAGGTTGCGCATACTGCTGAATGTTGTCTGCAACACGTTGCAAATCAAACAGATTACAAAATTTTAACAATCTAATTCCTACTTGATCTACATTTTTTGGATCTGTTGTCTGTATATCTATAGTTTCTTTAATTATAGTCTTGATTGCTGTTGGCTGTGCAGATAAATCAATAAGTTGTACATTACGGTTGTAGTCATCTAAAACTTTGTGTTCTTTGCCCTCGTGGTCAACCCATCTCTGAAGCATGAGATTGTTCCACGCGAATCCTTTGCTGTTACGATCTTCAAATGCTTCTTTCATTTTGGTTTTACGCACTCCGGGGTATGCACTAAACACATTGTCACTGGTGTCACCGCGAATACATTTTTCAAATAGCAGCCATTCTGGATCGGGTATAGACTTGGGTTGTTTAGTCTTGGAATCTACAACCAGCCGACCTTTTTTGTCAAATATACCAGTGTGCGTAGTCAACGTTTCTGCAACACCATTATATTGCTTAACATTGGGCGCAATCAATTGCACGAAGTCGCTGTC